CTTTATCCACTTACCACTCTCGTCATGTACTAACAACAATAGCTTCTCACCATCGTAGCTGTTATCGTCTGTGTTCTTCCAATCTATTGTGGTGTCCAACCCTTCAATTGCATCATCCTCCGAGTCAAACATATTCTTCTTAGTAATCTTAGATGCAGGTACACGATACGCCAACTCAGTCTTAGGCTTATCCATACCGTCCATAATAGGCTTGAAGAAGAATGGTAGCTTGCTGTTTATCGGAACAACCTTATCCGTAAACATCTTCTTTGCATCACTACCCGTCTTTGATAGTATTCCAACCCTCGCATCTTTTGCGAGTGTTGCCGTATGGATACACTCAGACGATGACATAAACGAAAATCCCGAACGTCTTATCTTCAAGTACACCATACCAAAGCTTCTCTTGTCAGCCTTACACGCCTCCCAAAATATATGTAGTATCCTATTAGCCTCCCGGTAGTCCGGGTATCCTACGTCAATAGATGCCCACTGCAGGTACATATAGTGTGAGCCTGTGATGTATGTAGGCTTGCCGTTATTCATGAACCAATAACCAAACTCCCTGTGGTCAAACTCGTTCTCAATGAAGTCAACCCAACGAGACTTAAACTCCTTGGTCATCTCATTCCATTGAAAAATTGATTGTATCTTTGCAAGTTCCTTTGGTAACTCCTTACGTTCCCAATACTGCTTTTCTTTTTTGTTGTGCCTCTTGAAACAATTCTTCGGTGCTAGTGGCAATCCTATCTTTAGGTTCTGAATCTCAACAACCTCACCTAGAGTACCATCCTTTGATATTACAACAAGGTCATACGTTTGGTCATAGCCATACGCCCAACTCTTCGCCTTGTTCTTATTGGACAGTACGCTCTTCGGTATGTAGTCTTCAACAACCCTGTATATGCTATTTAGATCTTCTTTCTGCAAAACCTTGTCTTGTGTCTACCTTACTTGAACCGCTATCTAATGACTCAATAGCCTCTCTCTCAGCCTCTATCCTGTTTAATATCTCAAAGGCATCAAAGATTGCAAGCTTCTTTGTGGCGGCAGCATTCTTCAACCTATCTGCCGACAGCTCATCCTCAGGGTCGTGCTTGATAATATCCTCCTTGGCAACCTTTATCAGTTGCTCTACAGCCCTGTGACCCGCCTCAATAATCTTTAACTTAGTTTCTTTTGGATTCATCGTACCCTTGATTTAAAAAACATAACCCTAATTAACCTAGACTCATCACCCTCACCAAAATTCTGCTCAATATTCCTAGAGTGCTTTACGCTAGATGGAAATACAAACAATGAGTTATATTTAGCCTTACACACCATAATCTCATTCTCTTCATCATCATATAGTGTAGTACCATATCCTTCAGGATACTTCTTGTTTAGGTACAGTATCGCTGTATAGTCTCCATGAATATCATCCTTATGAATGAAGTTAGGCTCTTCCTGATTTAAGGGAGACTTTCTAATAAAACTTAATACGAGGTCGGCATCTAGTAATCCCTCTAGTGCTTTGGCTATGTCATCAGGTGTCAATTCTTGAACGTTTTTAAATGTATTTTTACCATCAAAGAAATCAATAAACGCATCTTGGTCTATAGACTCTACATACTTATCAGGTTCTCTGAATATGTCCGTTAAAAACATTGTTGTCATAGTACCATTGTTATATGGCTGTCAAACATTCTATACATCCGCTCCCCATCAACATAAAACTCATACTCAGTCTCAGGCTTGAATGCAACCTTACTACCCTCAGTAACCCCCATTGAAAGCAGGTACTCATTCGGGTATCGCATTATGCCAACTAACGGTTCTTCCTTTGTGTTCTTGTATATATACGACTCCTCTACAGGTACAGGCTCTACAAAGCAATACCTGTCATATGCATGCCAACCATCCTCATTCTTGTACATAAAGAATTGGTCAGGCTCTATGAAGAACAAGTCATCCTTAAAGAAACTCCTTCCACTCCTACGCCTACCCTTCATGTCATTGTAAAACTTAAATACGTTGTGGTGTACAAGTAACGTATCGCCAACCTTTATAGGTCCTGTGTAACCCAATGGTAACTCCTGAACAATAGCCTCACGATTAGAAAAACGAAAGTCTTCCTCCGATGTGCTAGTTATTACCTCAACCCCACCAATCTCCTTGGTGTTATTGTAACGCCTATCATCCTTCGGTTTTGCTATGAAGAAAAATGGAGACCGCATTAGAAGTTTATGTTGTACTCAATAGATATAGGCATCGATGAAGTGAACTCCTTCCAAAGCAATACCTCCTCATTCTCGCCCTCTATCCATATCTTAATAGAGTCACTCTTTTGGTCCATCATTATCAAGTGGATAGTATGAGTTCCGTTTAATATCTCCTGCCCTACGATGTAGTGCATAGCACCCGACTTGTAGTCAGGTCCTATACTTATCTTCCTAATATCCATAATGCTATGATTCACCGGACTTGTCAGTCACCTCACCCGTTTGGATGTTGATGACAGCATCTGATCCGTACTTGTCAATTAATAATCTCTCCTCCTCAGCATACTGAACCTTTAACTCATCAACCTTTGATAATAGGTTATGCTGTGTGATCATCGTGTCTCCTAATTGAATCTTTAGCTGATTGAAGTCGCTCATCAACTTGTGAATCTTTTCCAATTCACCTTTACTTAATTTTGCCATTTTATTTGATTTTTGGCAAATATAAGCAATTATTCTTTATTATCTCGCTTTTTACGTCTATCACGACCGAATGTGAAGGAATCCATCATCTTCTCACCCGTTCTTCCTATAACGTATCCACCTATACCTAACTGTAACAAATTCCAAAACTCATTCTCTAACGGTGGTATAGTAAGCCCAAACAGTGGGGCTAAGAACTTGACATATATAACAATGAATCCAAATGCTAACATGAGGATAGGTCTCCAACTTCTCTGAAGGAAGTTACCCTTAGCCTCCTCAATAATAATGTCTGTCTGCATCTTCTGCAGCTCTAACTCTTTCTGTATGAATATCTGCTTCAGTGCAATCTCAGCCTGCATCTTCTCCTCCTTGGATGTGATAAGCCCATCAAGACCTCCAAGGACATCCTTAACCATTGTGCCACTAAACCATTCTATTACCTTATTCATACTCTTTCTTTGCGTCAAAACTCGGACACGCCTTTGTAGAAAAGTCTCTGTGTCCGTATACTGTAGCGTTAGGATACATCGACTTTAAAACCGTGATAAGGTTTAGTAGACTTAACTTCTGACTGTCTGTCCGGGTATCCTTAGGAGTTGTGCCATCAGACTCTACCCCACCAACGTAACATATCCCTATGCTGTCAGCGTTGTGTCCCTTCGTGTGTGCACCTACTTTTGCTATATCCCTGCCAACAACAAGCTTGCCATCCAACTCAACCACATAGTGGTATCCAATGTCAGACCAACCACGATCATTAACATGCCAATCACGGATAGTGTCAGTACTTATATCTTGACCCTCTCGTGTTGCACTGCAGTGGACTACTATTTTATTTATTGCCCTCACTGTTATTTATGATAATCTTTTGGATTGTGTATATTATTGTACTAGAAAGTAACAATATCTTTAACAACATCTCAACCTCTGTAAATGAGATAGCCAATACTCCTGAATTTATGCACCATATTTTTATATCTTCCAATCTCATCTCTTTAATACAACTAGGCTAAAAATAATGCAATCATACCTGACGCTGTAGTGTCAGTACTTTTTATTCTAAGGAATGATATTGGCAGTATTGTGTTCGCAGGTACGCTTGGGATTAATATACCAAGACCTTGCTTTGTTAAACCATTTATATCTCCACCTGTTCCCGTCCATATGGCATCAGCCCCTGATATAGCAGAGTTGTTTCCTACTCCATAAAACTGATTGACTACAGTAAAAATGTCTTCATCTAGAGTCAACTCATTCTCAGCTACAGCCCTAACGTTTGATGCAGCACCTGCCTGAAGGTTGTATACAGTAGCACCAACCTGAACGCCTAGCTTCACAAAGTTTACTGTGTTGTCAATTAATTTATTTGCAGCAACCGTTGCTCCGTCTGAGTTGCCTGTACTTACAATATTTTTCGGGTCAGGTATTGTCGCACTATCAGATGGTATTACCGCGAATGCGTTTTGGTAGTGTCCTATGTTATATCCTGTTGGTACTGTTGGTGTTGCCATGTTTATTTATTTTTTATATGGTATAATTCTGTTTAATGTATCTCTCCTCTTGTTGCATCCGCAGTCCTTGCCTGTCTTCTTTGATATGGTGTCTACCACAGACTTAATGCCTGTCAGCCTTGTTACCTTGGCTACAGTATCACCGAATCCCTTTGACTTCTCACTTAGCTGCATCTCTTATTTTTACAGTCACACAATAATCTCTGTGGGCAGTCATTAACCTTGAACATCAGCTTGCATACGCCACCGTTCCACTTACACTTCAGCCTGTTACCCAAGCCCTGTAGCCATGTCCCTAATCGTATTAATAACTTTCCCATTATTTTTTAACACCTTTTACTAAGCTCATTACACCTGTTGCTAATCCAATTCCTGTTGAAACACCTGACACCATTTTTTGTACTCCACCACCTTTCGTTGTTCCACTTTTCTTTTTTCCTTCAGATATGTTTTTAGTCTGAATATCTCCTTTGGCTTTTATTTTATTTATTTTATTAGCTTGTTTAGCAGCT